TCGTAGTGCAATCAGCCAATCCGTCCTCTATTGTTGCGTTTGGGTTGTAGTTAATATCCCAACAGTATTTTTTATACTTTCCCTCGTAGGTAAAATCCTCTACTTTGAATTTACCCATTGTTGTCTACCGAGATATTGTTATAGGTAGCCTCTACGATTTCCTTGTCCTCAAAATATTTTTTGGACGAGGAGGTAATTACAAACGAGATAAATGTAGCCAAAGCGGTCATCGTACCAGCTACCGCTTTTACTGTATCAGATGGGAAGTGCCACAACTCTCCTACTGTTAATATGAGAGTAGCACCACCCGTTAAGATTGGGATGACCCAATTCTTTAAAATGTCATATGTATTATCAGAGAGTTTCATTTAGAATATCCTTTCTTTAAAAATCACCACCAGATTTTGGATATCCGTTTTCAGAATCTGTGGAGTATGTTGTGATACCAAAGCTTGCCTCATAACTGCTCTGAAGACGTTCAATCCTTCCTAAAAGTTCGATAGTTAATGAGCCATTTTCAGCAACCTCGTATTTTGTATATACATTAATACCACTCATATAGGCGTCATAAATCTCTTTCCAAGTTTTGTCTAATGTATAGGTATTTGTTCCACTATCGTGATTGGAATTAACAGCCATCATACCACCACAGCTGGCAATTCCATCTTCCATGTGATTAAGTTTCTCTTCTGTGATTACGTCACCTGTGTTCCAAGTCTGTTTTTCGTACATTTTAAATTCCTCCTACTTCATCTGTACCTACGATTGCATATCCTACTGTATGAGATGGGCCGACAATATCCTTACCTACGATAGCAGTTCCTACAACTGCATATTTAGATGGCATAACTGCCTCACCGAAATTGTCAGAACTCGACAGCCAATTTTCTCCATCGAAAGTTACAACGTCTCCTGTTGATTCATCGAAGATAATTAATCTTTCGTCTAACTGTAAGATTTGAGTGTTGTAATATTTCTTTGGTACAACAGGTTCATCCTCTCCTGTATAGATTTCAATGGTGTGTTCGTTTTGGTCTTGAACGATAATGCTTGTTTTCGTAGTTAAAACACCAGGCGTCATTCCTCTCCACCTCCTTGTGTATAATCGGACGATTGAATTGCAAACGGATAAACACTAAAATCAAAACCGCCTTCTCCAACACCGCCATAATGATAATCAATTCGCTCTGTTAATTGTTCGATTGTAACAGGCAGATTTTCGTATTTCACTCCGTCAAAAACAACGGTGATTTTATCAGCGTTTATCAGCAAATCATCAATATCATATTGACAAAGACCTTGATCGATATCTTCTGCTGTAAACGTCGTCTGTGGTAGTAATACTGTTTTTGCCATTTTACCTCCTTAATAATTTCAAAAATTCTTTTTTCGTTCCATACAGTTTTATTATCTGAGCAGGACAATTTATATTGGGTTGGAAATCTCTATGGAAGTAAATGTCGTTTTCAGTTAAATGAAACTCTTCCATTAGGTTTTTAATTAACCCAATAGCTTTGTCCTGTGCTTGCAAATACTTTGAATGAGATGGGTTCGTGCAGATTTCTAATGCTATACATTTAGTGTTCCCGAAGTCCATTCCCATTCCTGTATTAAACACACTCCATGTTAAAGGCATGACCTGTCTTATTTCTTTATCGTCTACTAAATAATGGCAGCCATAGTTATGACTGCCATTCTCCATCCATTGTTCTAATATCTCTGCTGAGTACGTTGAATTAGTATTGTGAATTACGATACCCTTTACTTCCATATTGGGAAGACCGTACTGTCTCCACTTAGATTCGGAAATCATTTTCTCTTCGACTTTCCAATATTTAATTTAGTTGTCAGTTTGTTTCTGACGTTGCCTAAAGTAATCTTAGCCGAGACGATACTTGTCATATCCGAGTCTAAGGAAAACTCGACCGCCGTTACATCGGATTTATACAGTTTATTCTTGTAATAGAAGTCCACTTTTCTTCCGATTTGGAAATCATCTAAACGATAAATATCATAAGTTAAATCAACGTTGAAAGATATTTTGTGATTATACAAAGCACCCGATAGGTTCTGTTCGACAATTGTATTTATCTTATCGTCCGACCTAACGAGCTTCATTTTGTATGTATCACGAGCAATAAACTTCTGCGGTATTGTTGAGCCTGTTTCCGGATTCTCTTCAATTACACCGTCCTTCGTCATGCCGTAGACACCTCTGAACGTTTTCCCTGTGCTGTTGAATATCTGCAACATCGTGGTGGAAACCTCCGATAAGTCTACGGTAACATTGGTAATTGCTTCTATGTTGTCTGAGATGACAAGGGTTTCATACTCTTTGGTGTTCTTAACTTGAAGTTTCATCAAACGCTTATCACCTTTTTCGTAGTATAGAGTTGACCTTGGTGCCAGGAACATTGCCGGTTTCAAATAAACCGCAAACTGTTCAAACAGATCAAAATAATAATCTTCCAAGTTTTTGACTTCATATTCCGTGGTTAAAGGCATGGAAACGTATGTGTTTCTTTCAGAATTGTATAGAACTCTTCTGTCGCTGTCCACAATGAAAGCACGCATATTTCTTTGTAAACCCGAATCCGGATAGCCGCTTGTAACCGATGTGCCGGCAGCCGTGCAATATCCCATCCTAACGTCATTTAAATATAACGATGACGCATACAATATGTTTCTGTTTGTTAGGTTATCCCCATCTACCGAAGTGGTTGGGAGAAATAAGAAATCGTGGTCTAATATGGCCATCGGTTCCCTGCACGTTAAAGTTTTATCTTTAATCGCCTTAATCACTCCATAGTAAACGATTTTGCCTTTTGGAGAAATTAAGAACACAGGCATATCTATTTGATACAAAGAAGGAATGGATTCACATTCGATTGTAGACGTGGCTTTTGCCAAACCGTCTACTTTAATCGAGAAGCTTCTTACGTTTGTATAAATGTCGCTGTCCCTTGCATTAGGGTCGGACGCATTTTGAATAGAACCTACTCCATACTGCAAACCTAATAATTGGAATTTATTTGAATACTGGAAATCAACGTTCTTTCTAAAGTTTGCAACGATGGTCGTATCTTGGGAGACAGTATAGGTAGTTTCTTCGTCAGTCGAAACAACTTCTCCGTTAACCGTCCAATTTAAAAAGGAATAATTTCTATCGGGAATAGCTTTTAATCGAGCTGTCTTAATACCATTAGAGTAATATTGTTCCTTAACATTGCCGACAACTTGATTTTCTGCAAAAGCACTTCCCCCATTTGAAGAGGTAACGGTTAATAAATAAAACGGGTCTAATGTTCCTGTTCCCGATTTGGAAATAAAATTATCTGTCTCCAAATCGTACACGCCAAACTCTTGTGTTTCTGTATTGTAGACAGGAAGAAATTCGTGTTTTTCATTCCCGTCTTCAATTTTAAAGCCTATCAGGGAAGTATAATTCGTGGTACCATAACTTGGACTCCCCGCATTATTTAACGCCAGTAAAAAGATAGGCCTTGTTCCTGTAAATGTAGTCGCCGCCCCGGTTTTGTTAAAAATGCTTGTTGAAGTTAAAACAGTAAACTCTCTTCCCTTTTTCAAGAAAGAAACTGTTCCCGAAATAGGATTCTCGTTTAAAGTAAGTCTTGCACTTGCATAACCTATGTAGCTTGTACCATCTATTGCAAGAAAATTCAATTGAGCAGCCGAAGAAGTGGAAGCTGTATTTCGAGCACCAAAGCAATATCCATGTGGGCTTGCTCCTGTATTAAACAAACCCGTAATATCCTGTGTGCTTTTCGCAACGATTCCTGTATCAAAATAACAGTTTTCTCCCCTAATGGAATAAGCGGGTATATATTTACTAGGTAACATACTATACGCTCCTATAAATAGGTGTTATGGTAGCGGTAATATTCCCTATTGTTCCGCTATCCACGCCAACCTCTATCTGCGTGTTTCCTCTTGCGAGTCTGACAAATGTTACATAAATAGAACCGTTTGAAATGGATAAATCCTGGTAGCTTAATGGGTTGGCTACTGCTACATTATTTTGTTTTAAAATCAATTCTTCCTCTCCGTCAACCGAATTTAAGCTGATTTGAGAGAACTGATTATACTCATCTAAGAATTTCGCTTCGCCATAAAGGTTGCCGTCTTGAGAGAATTTAATATATGGGTTTAAAAGGGAACCATCTATCACGAGTTTTAATCCGACAGGAACATCTGAATCATTCGCCACAGTAAAAGTAGGGCTTTGCGAACGTGTTGTAACTGTCGCTCCCTTATAGAAACTTAATCCATAAAACTGAATTGGGCAGGAAAGAGTTTTCTCCGTTGTCCCCTCTGTTTTTCCCAAAGAAGAAACGATACAGTCTAATGTGTATTCTGTACCATTAGGTAGTGTGTACGTTAAGACAAGAGGTTCGCTTGCTATGAACCTGCAAAATTCATTATATTTTTCGTATCTAGTCACATTGGAATCATCATAAAAGATGATTTCCCCTGTGGGGTTAGGGAACGCATCTGTAACGTCTTCGAGTTGCAGAACGCTCCCATATCTGTTTGTTGAAATAGTACGGCTGAATCCCAAACCTTGAGGATTGCTTAAAAAACACTTGAAGTCTTTATCGGTAAAAGTCCAAGTTTCGTTTTTTGAATTGATAAGTGTGAATTGTCTAATCATAGATTTTCCCCAAATTTTCGTTTATTCTATCCGTCATTACATCAGCCCAAGCTTCTACTACCTGTTGGTTAATATCGGCTCCATTGTTAATTGTGAACGTGTTGTTTAAGGTAATACTGCCTGCCATCATGCCACTTCGGAAACCGAAACCTCCGCTGTCAATAGATATTCCACCATTGATAACTCTTCCACCGACAGAATATCCCGCACCCAAATTGGCGTTGTTCTTTAACTTGGTAGTGATAACGATTGGGTTCGCACTTGCATAGGATTGCATTTGGTCATAGTTGAGAATGAAATTAAGAACCATCTGCCCTAAGGTATCCAAGACAGATTCCTTGATTCCTCTTCCGATTTCTTCAACCGCCCTTTCATTTGTTGGCACCCAACCGTTTTCACCATAGTAAACATTATTGAGGCTTTGCAACGCTTTATCTGTATCTTCTTTTGAGAACATATCAGACGGAGTGCTCTTCTCTTGGTTGAATGTATCTTGAGCCTGCTTTGCTAAATCCAACTGTTCCTGATAAACACTTAATTGGTCTTGCAAACCTTGTTTGTATTCATCCGTGAATCCCTCGCCGTTATCCAAAGCATACTTCAAATCATCGACCTTTGTCTGAAGTTCATCTACGCTATTTTTAGCAGGGTCAACATTAAAGCCGTAATTTAAAGCGTTCATTGCATTTTCGACTTCTTCCGGCGTTCCGTGCAGCAGAGCGTTGAAGTTATCGATATCTTGCTGATACCTTTCATAATGGCTCATTACACCACTCTGAACGGCTTGCAAAGTAACCCACGCCTCGACAGCTTTCTTAATGCTTTCCTGTTCCCCACGGTCTTGGTTTGCAAACCGTTTTCCATATTCGCTTGGGTCAGTTTTGTATAATTCAACCCACTTTTCATATTGTGGGCCGAGAGCATCCATTGTACTTTTGTAATCCGTGATTGCCTTGAGGTTATCGTCCATCAATTGTTTCTGATTCTTCAACGCATCTTCATACAGGGCTTGATACTGTTCAACGTAGTACGCTTTTCTGATAGAATCAGCTAAATCATCCCACGCAGATTTTAAATCATACACAGGCCCATTTTGGTCAGAGATAACGCCTGTCGTTTCGTCGAACCAAAAAGCCGTATAGCCTAACGCTTCGTTTAATTTGTCCAACTCAGTCTTTAAATCGGTCACAGCTTGGTCTTCGTCTTCCGGGAGGATATTACCCTTAGTAATGGAGTTCTGCAAATCTGCAATCTTTTCTATGGCCTGACCCATGCCAATTAAATCGAAATCCTTTTTGGCAACTATGTTGTCAATAGACTGGTCTAATTCATCATAGGCTTTTCGCAAATTAACAATATCTTTAAATGATTCTTTCAGAGGGGTCTTGCTCATCTGATAAGCCATCGTTCCTATGCCTGTAGCTAACGCTCCGATTAAAGCAACGATTCCTGTTGAACCACCTAATAATTTAACCAATGGATATGCAGATTTTAAAGCTTCACCGACAAATCCTAATAACTTACTTGTTCCTCTAGCAAGAGGAGATAGCAAAGCCCCATATGCTGCCAACGATACAACTAACTGTTGAACGTTTGGGTCTAAGTCTGCAAACTTCTCTGCCAATTCCGTTACGTTTTCAATTAAGTCTTGGAAGAATGGAAGTAGTGTATTGCCCAAAGAAGCACCCGCCTGTTTCAAAGCTTCAAACATTCCTTGAAGCTTTCGTTCGGTTGTATCGTAAATTCCGTTGGCTTTTCTTGTTAACGCAGTATTCTCTCTCCAAGCATCCGAAGCCAAGTCTACGGCTTCTGCTACATCTTTACCTCTGCCAGCCAATCTTAATAATGTCTGAATCGTTCTGACGGAGTTTAATTTAACCCCTGCTAAAGACCCGATTGCCGACACATTTTCATCATCAATATTTCCTAACGCTTCTGTATAGGCATCGAATGTTTTAAGGTCATCCTTGTTCCACATCTCTTTGAATTTATTCTGTGAAACACCCAACACATCAGCGTATTCTTTTAAATTTTCTGTGTTGTTTTTAACTGCTCTGTCGATGTCTGAGAACGCGTTCGTCTTCAAGCCATCGACAAATTTCATAAATGTATCAAGTGGTGCTCTTTCCCATTGCTTTCTAAATTCAGCAACGGTCATACCACTTAATTTGGCAAAGCCCTCGATACCATCAACGGATCCATCCAAAGCCTTTTCTATTTGAGTGAAAGACCTTGTGATACCGGATGTAGCTGCTTCGCTTGATAAACCCAAGTCAGCCATAACGCCTGCCAAGCCGATTAAATCGAATTGGCTTACGTTTGCTATGGTTGCCAACGAAGATAAGTTAGTTGCTAAAGTTAATGTTTCGTCGCCAATATCAGCGTACCTGTCACCAATAACGGCAATAGCCGAACCGAAGTTGTCCAAATCATCTATGCTTAAACCTAACTGTTTTAAGAATACAACAACGCTCTTGGCACCCTCTTCGCCTTCAAACGCTCCACCTGTGGCCGTGTTTAAATCGGTCATGGTCTTGGCAAATTCTGCCAAGTCTTTCTGTGCAATACCTAACGCGCCACCAATGGTTGCAAATTCCGCAATGCCATCAAAAGCGGTTCCAGACTGAATGGCAATTTCTTTTAAATCTTCAATCGTTTCATCGGATAAATCCGAAACGACTCTCTTGATACCTGCAATGGATGTTTCGTAATCTTTCGCAGATACCACGGAAGATGTTAATAAAGCACCAAACGCCATAGACAAATATCTCGTTTGGTCTGCAAAAGATTTTAAACTTTTGCTCATGTCTTGGAGACGAGCGCCGAAAGCCTGCATGCTGACGGAACCCATCTTAGCCAATTCTTCACGAGCCTGCTGTGTTTCCTTTTTGACCTTTTCAATTTTTAGTTTAAGGTCAATGAAGTTTTCAGAAAGGCCTGTATATCCCTCATCAAAATTTGGATTATGCACAAGGTCATCCATAGCTTTCTGAAGACCCTGCAATGCTATCTGCCCTTCAGCTACCTGTTTTTTTAGGAGTCGCGTCTTATCTGCCAACAGCCCTTCATTGGTTGGGTCTGACTCAAGAGCCTTGTTTACCTTTTTTAATGAACGTTCCGTGGAGTTAAATACACGCACGGCATCGTTCATGACTTTCTTTAAGCCAGAAATGTCACCCTCAACGGTAACACCAAAGACTTCTTGTTTTCTGCCCATGTATTCCCTCCTACATATTCATCAACATCTTGGCATCTCCGTGAATTACTTTTTCTTCACTTGATGTCTTTTTATTTTCCTCAATCATCTGATTGTTTTTTTCGTTAATTAATCCGCAAGTCAAACCAATATCCATTTCTAAAATGTCGTGGTATGACAAGCCAATGGAGAGCCCCGCAATCACGAGGCTCTCAAAGGTCATTTCATCGTCTTTTTTTTTGCGTCTTTTTCTTTCGGCTGTTCCTTAGGTTTAACCGTAGATTCGACGCTTCTTGTGAAGAACATAATAATGTTCTGCATTTCTTGAATTATAAACAACGGTGTTTCAAAAGAATCAATCCATTCATCAAATGACGGAAGCTCTTCTTGAATCGCACAATAAGTCATTTTTGCAACAGTATAAATATCCTGTTCTTGAATGCACTTATATAAAGCGACAATCATGTTTTCGCCAAATGTTTCTTGGTACTTCTTCATGAAAGCGCCGTTTGCTTTTAATTCGTATTCCCTGTTTTCAAGCTTTACTTTCATTCGTTACTCCCTATGCAGAAAAAGTCGGCAGAGTGATTGAATCAAAATACGTATTGTAATTTGTAGCCGTCTTCGTAGCGTGAGATTTCAGAATTGCCCTGTTGCCAACGTTGACTGTTGAAGCGCTGATTTCCAAAGACTGTGGGTTGATAGTAGCAGAAGCTTCAGATGTCTGTAAGTTAACACCCGGCTTGTTGGACGAAACTCTGTAGTAAGTGAAGTAAACTTCACCGTCATCGGAGTCACATGCAAACTGCATACCAAATTCACTTGTAGCGGCATCAGTTTCAACGAGATTTCCGTTCGTATCTTCTAAGTAACCGAAAATATCTTTCAACATTTGATCCGGCAGAAGAGCGTTCTCAAGAGTGCCTGTAGTAGACGTAGCCCCCGATGGCATGTAATATGCGATACCATCAGCATAGAATGGGTCTACTGTAGATTCACTTTCAAGGCTCAAGCTTACAGTACCAGGAACTAAGATTTTGTTTCCATATGTAGGAACACCTGCTGCACTGAGTGCTGTAATCTTGAAGACTTGAAGCTTCTTAATATTGAAGATAACCTTCATCTTATTCTCTTCATCCTTTCCTTTAAAACTGAATTAATTCCCTCATCGTACAACTTTGGGAATTGTTTTTCGGCATATTGCTGACCGGGTTTGATATGTTTAACCACATGGGTTCTTCCTTTAGGACGTCTCCTTGTAGTAGTAAAAGCCATACCAACGTTACCCCATTTGGTAGGTCTGCCTCTGCCCCATCTGAAGAGGAACATCTTATGTCCGTCTTCAAGTAAATGTGTTAAACGGTAATGAGGCTTCTTCGCATAGACTTGGAAACAGATTTCCCATTTCGTCTGCGAATAGTCATTTATAGTAAAGCTTTTCCTATAAATACCTTCTTCAAGTCCCTTACCCTTTACCAAGTGTTTTTGTACTGTCTTTTTTGTTCTTCTTTTGATTATTGGAGCCTTTGCCTGTAGTTTTTGTTGGGTTCGTTCTGCAACATTATTCAGCCATTCCGAATAATCCCTTGCATTGGAATCCAAATGCACTTTAATAAGTGGCATCGTCTTGCACCGAGAATGTGTAAGTTATCGAGTACAGTCTGGCTTCATCATCAAAATTGATCTGTTTATCATAAAAGACAGTATTTGAATCCAACACGTCCTCAACGTTTCTTTGAAGACCGAAGTTCATTGTTTCATCAATGATGGCAAGGCTGACAGTCAGAATTTTAAAATAGCTAAATCCGTCAGCACTAAAGTTATCACCATCCGTTGCGTTATACACAATGTAAGGAAGTTCAATTTCTTCGTCTGTTTCGATGTTGTATTCATGAATCAAAAGGTCATGAGAAATAAAAATGGATTCCAATTCTGAATACTTAATCATTTCTACCCCTCATTCCATTTGATGTTGGTTTTTGTCAAAGTCAATCGCAAAGAAGTTGGAATATTATCTTTCTTCTGAACCATGGTGATTTGGTAGAAGTTGGATTCTTGATTCAATTTCAGTATGCGACCGACTTCACAAACCGTGTTGTAGGGAATCGAGACAACTTTATCAATCTGAATCCCCAAAGTCTGAAAGTCTGTATAGGCTTGTAATCCGACAGTTTCTTCACGAAAGTCAAACGTTCCCAATAACTCTTTAGCCGTTCTTTTTTCAATGGTGTAGATTTGAACAAACCCATCATTGAAAGGAAGAATCTTGCTGTTGTATTGGTTTGCGTGGGTCTTAGTCAGCATTTGAAACGCTATACTTGATTTTCAATTCCTCTAAGTAGCCGTTGTAATTCTTTGCAAAGTCATCCAATGCTTGCGAATCCATGTAAAGAACCCTGTTTAAAAGGAGGTCGTGAGCGAGATAATCCGTTTTGACATCCAACGTATCATCCCCCGCAACCTCCTTTAAATAAGCTATCGAAGAATTGATATACCCTATAATTCTGTTTTCCTTCGCCGGGTCTTGCCAAGTGAAGTTAAGGAACGATTTGACTTCTTCTAATAAATTGGAGTCCACTTATTAGACAGTAGCTTCCTTGGTGATAACAGGGTCATCGTTCGTGTTGACAATTCTGACATCAGCCGGAGTGCCACTTGCGAGTCCTGTTACATCAAGAAGAGCAAAAGCGTTATTGTCTTTTGCGAAACCGTCAGCGAATAATTTAGCCTTATAAACTCTCTTATCTTCTAAGAAGAGGTAGTCATCAGAGAACTCTACGAATCCCTGTGAACCGCCAGCCTTCATAGCAACCTGCATGAAATATCTCTTCGGCAGACCAAGTAAGCATCTTCCAACAACCGGTGTTTCAGCATCCGGGTCATTAAGACCTGTTTCACAAACGCAGAGTCTAATGCCCAATCTTTCAAAACGAGAATGCTCTGCACCGTTTAAGTCATAGTAGACTTCGTTTGCGTAGATGTAGTTGTAGTAAGTTTCGGAGTCAACATAGAGAGTTAAACCCCGTAAACTTCTGTGATTGCCCATCGGGTTAACGGACATCGTTTTGAAGATGTCTTTGAATGCACTTCTTGTTAAAGCGGTGATAGCGATAGGAGTCTTCAGCGTGCCCTGGTCTGTATCGATATTGTAATCATAAGCAGCACCCCAAGGCTGTTTGATACCATTACCGGAAGCGAAAGCCATGATTAACGCATTCTTCAGACCTAATCTCAGATATTCTCTGAGGTAAGCATCCTGCCATGTCGGGCCTAATTCAAGTAAGGACTTGCAATAAGGGATGTAGCAAGAAAGCTTATTGACTAATGAGTTGACTACCTTGAAACCAACGGATAATTCCTTGGTGATTGGGTCACACATTTCGCCCCATGCAGCTACAGGCTTTTCAGCAACAGAAACTAACCATTCAGTAAGACCTGTGGTGTTCTGTAAATCGATGTCTGCCAATGGGTTGTCATCGGTATCTTCCCTTAAATCATCGAAAACAGAATCGATGATTGTCTTCGGCATGATGACAGAGCCACCCTGTGTAGGCGACATGCCAATGTCATTCTTGAATAACTTGTTATAAAATTCGGTTTCAGCGTTTGTTAACTGTCTGATACCACGAGAAGCGAGAACCTTCGCATCATGTTCATCCTTTAATTCTTCAAACTTGTTGAGAATGTTCTGCTCAATGTCCTTGTACTTTTCAAGCATTGCTTCGGCAAGTTTAGCGTTGTCTTCTGCATCGAGAGCATCCTTGAATTTGTCAAGAGCCTTGTTTTCAGCCAATTCAGTTGACTTCATTTAAAAAATTCCTCCTTTTCTTAACCAATCCATTTTGGATTTTTTATTATTAGTCGGTTCCTCATCAACAACGCTAACGCCGTCTTGGGCTTCCGTAATAATAACGTTTTTAATTTCTTTTAACTGTTCGATTCTTTCACTGATGGAATCGGACAGATTCTTCAAAGCGGTTGCCGTAGGTTCTTCCGGAACATCTTCTTCTACAATTCCGTCTGCAAAACCATACTGAACCGCTTCCTGTGGTGTGAAGTAAGTTTCATTGTCCATAAACTCTTTTAACTGTTCATCATCCAAGTTTGATCTATTCTTATAGACATCACGGATGACTTCGTTAATCTGTTCAAGAGCGCTTACTACTTTCTTCATCTCTTCTGCATTGCCTACAGCAACGCCCGAAGCGTTATGAATCATCAGCATGGAAGCCTTATTCATATAGACTTCATCACCTGCCATTGCAATTACTGAAGCAATGGAAGCAGCGATTCCATCTACATAAACCACTTTCTTACCTGCGTAGTTTTTAAGATTGTTGTAAATAGCAAATCCCTCAAAGACTTCACCACCGTAAGAGTTGATATGAATATTCAACGGCTTACCATTTGCCTGTGCGATTTCATCATTAATAGCTTTAGCCGTAACTACATCTCCCCACCAATCATCACCAGAGATTTCATCGTAGATTTGGATGTTTACCGCTTCTGCTTCATTCTTAAACCGATACTTCATTCTTGGCTACCTCCTTTCACGTACTGACTTAATTCGGCATAGTTCTTCGTAATAAAGTAAATGTCACCATCTTCAACAGGGTCATCGTCCAACATTTCACGGACTTCGTTTCTGTTGTATGCACCCGAACCGATGAACTTATCAACTGCCGTAGCCATTGATAACTTATCAATAAACTTAATGGAGTTGAGGTTTGCTTCGACTTTGGAGCCGTTGATGATGTCGTCTTTCGTTAAAACAAAGTATGTAAACTTCTTCGACAATAAAGTGAGATACCTCTTGCCGAACATTGTGACAGCCATTTCGTAAAGAGAGTTATTGTCAGCCGTGAAATCCCCTGTCATGAATTTGCCCGGGATTCCGAAGCAAGCACCGACGTTTCTTAAAATTTCTTGGTTGACATCTATATTGTTCTTAACCGCTGTAAGAACCTGCTGAACCTCAGAACCTCTCTGTTTCTCTGTAAGGTCTGTCAATGTCTCTCCCTTATACGTGAGGAAGACCGCATCCCTTGCTTTCATCAAAGGTTCATATGCGTTCTGCATCTGTTCCAAATACTTTGCATCGTATTTGTTCTTGGAGTTTGCTCCCAAGTTAAGAGCAAGCTTCATGCCCAATGCTTTTTGGGCGCCCTCCATAATCAATTCTTTCAACGCAAGGAAGTCCAAACCCATAGAATCAAAAACGACTTTCAGTCTGTCATAACCTGGTGTTTTGATGAACATACAGGAATCATTCTCTTTAAAGGAGCGATTCAATGTAACATCCCCTACCATGACATTAACGAAAGTATTGTCTTTCATTAACAATTCGTTGCCGTTCTTAAATTCCCATGTATCAGCTACGAATAATTCCTTTGTGGCTGTTTCGATAATCAATGCCTGTCCCTCATAGACTAGCTTGGTAGAAAGCTTTGCAAAAAATTCTGCGCTTGTCTCTTTTCGGTTAGGAGCAATGTTGAATCGGAACCATTCTTCGCCTTTGACAACTTCACCGCTTTTATATGTTTTCCAATCCACGTTCGTAAAGAACGTAGTCAGAATATTGTTAACCACCAAAAAGGCATAGTCGACCTGCCACATGACCGTGTTCTGTGAACAAGGTTTCCATGTAGCAGTTGTAGTGTTGTCAACAATCTGAGTTTGGCTTTCATCTTCGTTTTTAAAAATATTCCACCAAGCCATTACTCTTTCTTCTTTCTGCCACGCTTTTTAGGTTTCTCTTCCACTTCCTCTTTGACTTCTGCCAATTTGACAAAAGCTTCATTAAAGCGGTTGTTTCCGAGAAGTACTTTAAGTCTTTCTTCACTTACTACAAATTCCGTTCCTTCGGCGATACGTGTTCCGTATTCAGCATCAGAAACCTTTAATCTTTCATAAGTATCTAAAGCAACTACCTTTACCATGTGTACCTCCTTTTAGAATCCCCTGTTTCCTATATCGTTCGGGTCGATGTAATCTTCCTCTACATCAGCCCTCCTAATCATTGAATGTACGAATGCCATGAATGGATCCGTTTTTCTGAATCGTGGGTTAATCTTCGCATATAGCTGATTGCCCATGTCATTGTCTCCCGTGGTTTTGGTGCGCTTCCAAGGAATGACCTTTGTGTTATTCGTGGCCCACCTCAACATAGGATTGCCTTTCCATATCAACCTTTCATTAATAAAGGCACGTTCGATGATGGGAATGATTTCTGCAATATCCGATGGCCTTATAACAAAAAGGTTTCCAATATCTTTGGAATACCCATAACGGTCAAATTCTTCACTGAACAGACCTTTTTTAAAGTTATCCAAAACTACGGAAACGATATTGTAATTATGCTCTTCGGCCAGGTTCATGACCCACCCGACTACCAATTCGGGAGACACTTCTTTTTCATTAACTATCGTGCCTAACCCTTGTGAACACCAATCTGTGTATGGTGCTTTAATTCCGGGCAAGTCTCTGTTCTTGCCACATATAAACGCATGATTGATACAGATATATTTATCTACGTTGGAATCGTAGAACAATAAATTGACGGCTGTCCAGTCTGTAGTTTTAGAAGCATCTATGCCTAGAACACAGTCCATTCCGTCTAAATTATCGTAGTCATACTCTTGCTCTGTTTTTAATATGACATCCCAAGGAGCGACTTCCTGTTCTGCACTAGAAACAGGTAAGTTCATTCTCTTTTGAGGGAACGCAGGCATATTCGTAGGATTACGTTTCCACGTTTCGTATTCGTCCTCTATTTCATCTAATAGAGTCTGTCTGAATGGCAGCATTGGGTTTGCTTTTATCCATAAGTCTTTATTATGGATTTCCTCTATGTTGTCCAACTTATATATGAGATAAAGGAATCTTCTGTCATCAGCCAATCCGTCTAAAACATCAACAGCCGTATCTAACATATCATCCAACACCGCACCTCTTTCTTCACCGTTTGTTGTGAAGTATAAGGTTCGTGGGTCATCAATCTTACCCAAGCCGGTAATCATGACATTTAATTTGGCGTAATTCTGATAAGCGTGGATTTCGTTAAATACGACAGCACCGCTTCGCAAACCATCTTGCATCTTTGCATCCGATGAACGTGCGGTAACATGTGAGTCTGTCTGAGGACAATATATAGAATCGGCAATCTTTTGGTAGAATTTTTCTTTCTTCCGTTCGGTTGCCATATAGTTTATATCGTTAATCGGTCTTGTAGACTGATCGTAATTGTTTGCAATAATGTCAATGTCGTAATGCTTAATTCCGTGATAAGGAGATATAAGGGAAGCGGCTGATACGGCAATTAATGAATCTTTGCCGTTGCCTCTTCCCATGACATTTAGCATTTTATTCCATCGAGCGCGGCTAGTCCCTCTATAGAACGTACAAAGGGACATAGCCAAAGCAAAGCGCTGAAAAGGGAAAACATCGTTATAGAACAAGCCACCTATCTTGATGTACTTGTCATAGAGTTCCAAGTTAATTTCAATGTTGTGGTCTTGAAATTCCCTTTGGATGATTTTTGTTTGTTTGATAAGTTCTTTGCTTGCAGGGATATTTCCGTTAAGTATATCCCTTATATAAGTATCAAGGACTTCAACCTCAGTCAACGAGCGAGTCTGAACTTTCGTCTTCTTCTTCGCCATTGTCTAAAGCCGAGTTGAAAATCTTAATCATAGAAGCCGACGTCCTAGACACGGCATCTACTTGAGCATTATAGGAATTAAGCCATGCGTTACGCTTTTTCTTGTTAGATTGCGTATCTTCCTCTTCATCCAAGTCGATAAAGGATTCGGCTTTTTCCCTCAGCCTAAGAGCAAACATCTGTTGTGTTTCCAAGTGTTCGCTCATGATTTCCAACAATTCTTCCTTTGTTTTCAGTTTCTTTGCTTTTTTCACCATTTCTCTTCATTCAATTCTTTAGTGGCTTGAATGATACCACGTTCGCCCTCATGTTCTATTTCATGACAGCTATTGCACAAAGAGTAAAGATTCCGTGTTCCGTTTACTATCGGAGTTGTAGCGTACTGAGGATATTGCAATAGACGAAAATCGTGATGGACTAACACAGCCGGAGTGTACTTAACCAAGCCATCAAGGTTTTTATATTTGCCTTTATGCTTACATCTCTGACATTCGTAGTGGTCACGTTGCAGTTGCTCTTCCCTTGTCCTTTTCCAAAGTGCGGAATCGTAGAACTTCTTCTTATCAAACATACATTAAACAAAAATCCCCTGTGCTAAGGAGCTGGAATAATGAAATAGCACAGAGGATTCCGAGAAAGGAAAACTATGGGTTCAAATAGGACACAAATGAACTATCCAATCGTTTACGCTATTAGTTTAACACTTTGCTATAGGAAAAAATGTCCATTTATATACTATTGCCCTCGCGTGCGCGTGCGTGCGTGCGGGAAAAAGCTACTAAAATTACGTAATCGAG